GGAGGATCTCGGCGCCGGTCACCTTGTTGAGGAAGCGTCCCGGTGCACGTGACCAGTAGTAGTTGGCGCCGTTGGCCTGGGTGAGGAGATCATTGAGGATCTCACGGTCGATCTCGAGAGCGATCTGCTCGCTCAGGATCTGGGTGAGCTCGACCTCGGCGTCCATGCTGTGGTAGGCGTTGAGGTCCTGAGCGAGCTCTGGGCTCCAGCGAGCGCGCAGCTTACGAGTGGTAGCTGTGACTGCGATGGACTCGATCTTGATGTCGATCTCAGGGATGATTGGTGTTGGAGTGCCTGTTGAGAAGTCAGACTCGAAGACGGGAACTGTGAGAGCTGATGCGTCTGTAGAGTTGGCGCTGAATGCGTCAGAGATGACGTAAGAAGCGCTGAGGAATGGTCCTGCTGCAACTGAAGCTGCTGGCAAGAAGACGCCTGACACGACTGTGAGAATTGCAGCATTGCTTGCGCCCACGTCGACGAGAGGATTGGGTGTGAACACGCCGCCGCTGAAGGTACCGAGCTGGTTGAGACGACGGATGTTGAGAAGGTTGGAACCGCCCTGGATTGTGTCACCAATTGTAGCAAGACCCATGGCAGGAACTGTTGGTGAAACGCCGAGTGAGTAGAGCGAGACGTCCTTCACCTGAGTCGTGTCGAAGTTGGTGAAGCCTGTTGTCTTGAGGATGGCGAATGAGAAGACGCCGTCACCTGCAGTTGCGCCTGGACCGCCGCTATTTGCCTCGATGAGATTTGTGACCTGTGGGTCGAAGCCGAGAAGCTTGCCGTCTGTACCAGTTGCAAATGCTGCAATGTTATTGACGATTGTGTTGCCGTTGTGGAATGCGCCTGATGCCCAAAGCTGGACGGCAACGTTCTTCTGGTGAACCTGTGAGTAGGAGGTACCGACAAGGTCGTACTGTCCACCGACGCCGAGCGATCCGCTGCGGATACCCTTACCAGTAGGATTGTTGTAGATGGACTTGCCAGCTGTGTATGTTGTGGCTGTTGATCCACCGGTGCCGTCAAGGCCAGTTGAACCACCAACGTCTGTGCCGTAGGTGTAATCCAAGTAGAACAGGAGGCCGGAGGGGAGGCTCATGGGTTGGATGGAGACGAGCTCATTTGCCACAAGCCCGCCGAACACGCGACGGACGATGGGGAAGGCGATGTTGGCGAAGCCACGAATGTCGCCGGATGAGGAGGTGCTGCCACCGCCGCCGCCGAGCTGATTGACCTCGCGGAGGACTTGAGCTGCCTGGTTTTCGAGGAGGCGGGCCATGTTGTCACGCTTGACGCTCTCGAGACCACGGAGGAGGCCGGTGCGGGTCCACTTCTCAACGAGACGTGCACCTTCCTGGCTGTTGTTGCGATCCTTAATGCCCTCTGTGAGGTGATTAAGGGTAAATGCCTTTGACATATTAATTTACTCCTTGAATACTTAACAAATTACTTGAGACCGGCGAGCTTCGCCCAGCGGTCGACTTCTGCTGTCTCGCCTGTACGGGCTGCAGCTGATGAGGTCGCGCGGGATGAACCCCCGGCGTTGAACCTGGTTGCTGATTCACTGAGTGTGGCACCATTGCCACCTACCAGCGACTCAGTCAGGCTCTTATAGAGCATCTTCACTTCGCGTAGTGTCTTAGCGCCGTCGATGGCCTCAATGACGACCTTCTGTTGCTTGGGCGTCAAATCCTTTGACTGCAGCATCTTATTGACGTAGAGCAGCTTCGCGTTGAAGAGATTCATATCAGTCATTTGCTCACGAAGCGTTTCAACGGCGCTTCTGTATTCATTGAGCTGGGTTGTGAGAGCACGATTATCGCGTGCCTCCTTCAGTTTCTTAAGCTTGTGTTGTTTGGCGTTATCGAGAGCGTTGATCTCAACTTCGTCAACCTCCTCGAGTGTGCCGTCGCCGAATGCCTTAGCAGCGGCCTTGACGTGTGATGCGCTCTTGAGGCTCTTCTTATTAAGGAGCTTGTCCTCCTTCTGCTTGCGTGCCTCGCGGAGGCGGAAGAGCTCACGACGGAGCATGTTCTCGTCGATCTCGAAGACCTCAGCAACGGGTGGAGGCTCTGCAGCGGGCATCTCTTCGTCAGAAGGCATTTCCTCGTCTGCAGCCATCTCCTCATCACCGGCGAGCATCTCCTCTTCCTCTTCTTCAGGAAGGACGCGGACGGTAGGCATGAAGTCCTCTGGGAGCTCAAGATCACCGAGGTCGACCTCAAGCTTCGCTTCATTGAGCTCTTCGTCCATCTCGTACAGATCCTCATCCATACCATGAAGCTCTTCGTCCATCTCGAACATATCTTCCATGGGAGGTGCAGCCATCCTCTTCATGCCACCCATCTTGGGAGGTGGTGCCTTGGCTGCTGCCTTAAGACCAGCTGCGGGCTTACCAGGAGAAGCAACAGCAGCAAGCTCCTTCTTGAGCTCATTCAGATCAATCTCATAGAGTGAATCATCCATTTTCTTCTCCTGCGCTGGTGCGCTTTCTTCATCTTCTTGAACAAGTGCATCTTCCTCATCACCCTCTCTTACGAGGTTGAGAAGCTTCCTCTTCTCGTCCTCGCTGAGCTGATCGAAAGCTTGCTGGAAACTATCTTTTGCTTGTGCTGTTTGCTTTGGTGTGAAGAGCGTCACAAGTGACTTGAGTGCTGCCTCATCGAGAACGACCTCGTCTTCGCCGTCGTCAGCTGCACCTTCATTAAGTGCATCAACCAGGAACTTCTCAGCTGAGACTGACTTGGTCTCATCACCAACAAGCTGGCTGTCAATGAACTCTCTAATGCGAGGCGTGACCGCTTCAACGATAGCGTTCTTGGCATTCAATTCGGCGACCTCTCTGAGGCGCCGGGCATCTGCGATTGCTTCATCGTATATTGACTTTGACATTTAGCTGTTACCCTGCTTTCAATACATATTAAGCACTTTGTCAAGTATCCTGCAATATCTTTATTTTTAAGCGCTGCTTAACTAAATTTCTAGTTGCGGGATCCATGAGGTCGTGCAATCTGTCTATTGTGATAAGTTCGTCATCAGAGAGCGGACTTGCTCTTGATGAGCCGTACTGGTTTCCTGGCTGTCGCCCTGGTGCGTTAGTGAATGATTGATTAACTGATGCACCGCCCACAGCAGGTCCGTCGAACTTCTTATACAGTACGCTTGCAGGAAAGGGTGTAATCCCTTTCATGATCGTTGTCTCTTCAAGTGACGTGCTCCAACGCATCTTTGTGAAAGATGCGTTGTCTTTTCTAATGTGAGCACGAGGCTTGGCTACGCCTGTATATCCTGTCTTATTGATAAACTCTCTAGAGTGCATGAGATCTTCAAGCTCTGGATCTTCAAGAGAGTCATCGTCTTCTATATAAGGAAAAGTTCCCACAGTGGTGTAATCACCACCGGAGAACTTCTTCTTAAGTGTGCCGTAACCTGCTCCTACATTTGCATCGCCTTTGAACCAAAAACGTTGCTGTGTAGGTGGTGCGTCACGCATGATCAGGAAATCTTAGAAGTCCCAAGCATAAACTTGCCGATAGTCGCACGGGCGACTTGTGCTGTTGATGTCTCAGGATTTGCAGATGATCCTTCACCACGACCGAACTGCGTCGCTGATGCTTGACCTGCGTCACCACCGTAGGGTAGATCACCCGTGAACTCGGGTTGAGCAAACGGATCAGTGCCGTTACCTTCACCTGGTGAGGTGAAGTTTGGTGTGTAAGGTGACGAAGGTAGGCCTTCACCACCGGTTACAACATCATCAAGGTTGGGTGCAGCGTAGAGTGTATCAACGCCGCCTGAACGACGACCTGCAAATCTAAGATCTACTTGGTTGAACATGTATCCACCATCGTCTACAACACCGTCAGCAATACTGATACCAGGTATGCTGTCACCAGGTCCTCCACCGCCGTTTAATGCAGCGATACCTGCATTCTCGGCAGCATCAGGTGTATATACATTGCTGTAGATGGGTGATGAGGGAAAGCACGACTTCAGATTAGTCTGGTTACGATTACCTAGACCACCTGTCTTTGCTCCGTCGTCAGGTGACACGACTGTTGTATAATTGACTGCCATCTTTTCTCTCCCTCCTTAGTGGATCACAAACTGAACTGAGAGATTAGAGGCTCTCCATGATGCGACGCTTGAGAGCAAGACGACGCTCCATGACGGCACGCAGGCGAGCACGAAGGCGGTTCTCCTCTTCCTTGAGCATCTTGGCTGCTTCCATGTCCTTGGAACCAGGCTTGTACTGCTTGGCGTGAGGAACTTCAGCATCGGCCCACTGCTCCTCGGTCTCCTCGAGGTGGTAGTCCTTGCGGGCCTTTGCATTTTCCTTAGCATGAGCAGCCTCGACCTTCTTCTTCTCTTCGAGGACCATTCTTCTAAGCATCTGGGGTGTAAGCTTCTTCATTATAAACTCCTATAGGGAACATCAAATATGTATCACGTACAGATAAATTTTTCTACTTTCTTATCGGATCAGCAAAAGCAAGTGATGACCACTTTGATGCACTATCGCCAAAAAGATCAGTTGGATCCGACATCATCATCTTTCTTGCTGCAGCGTCACCTGCTGACATAACTTGCTCCTCGTGTGAAGGCTGCGAGTTTCTGCTATTACTCTCTCCCATGTACATGTGTTGTCCTGATGATGCTGTTTCTGCCAGAATACCCGCCATGATGGGATCAGACGTTATGTCCTTGACCATGCTTAGTGGGTTAATCTTCTTAGTCGTGGGAGCAGAGCGCTGAACCTGATCTCTTGGGGGAGTAAAAGCAAGCTTGTCGTAGATAGAGGGTCTAGCTTGCTGTGTTGATTGTGCGCTTGCACGCCCAGCAATCTGGGGGGTTTGCCTTTGTGCAGGTGCTTGCTGGCGAGGTTGTTGGTAGTTCGATCTGCTCTCAACAATGTTAGATGAACCGCCGAGACCCTCACTTAATATCTCAACTAAGCACTCTTTGACGATGCCCTTTAGATCTTCTTTTGACAGTTTCATGTTACTTCCACGTTAGAATGTCTGTAAAGATCCTATTAACCCGATCAGACTTCGTAAATGTCTTCTTCAACTCTCTTCCAGAGATCACCTTGCTCTCATTCATCATAAATGCACCGGGTGTTGAAGGTTCAGATACAATATCAAAGCAGATGAGCTGGAAGTCATCTTGAACAATAACAGCATCGCCCTGCTTGCGTGTTGAGCCAACACCTCTTGATGAGATACCGAGAGTGATACCTGCCTCGACGAGACTCTGAAGGATCTTACCGCTGGGGGTGTCGAGAAGCTCAACAACGCCTGTGACAGTATCACCGTCCATCTTTGCTTCTCTAACAATGTGTGAGACGTTCTTCAGTTCAACAACTGATGTATCGGGATGATCACACTCACCGAGAGCACGATTCTCCTTGATAAACTTCTGGTAGTTGTCAATTTCTCTCTCAAGAATACCGCGTGGGTAGATGCGTCCGTTCTGGTTGAGCGTGTCGGCGCGCTGGATTACACCGCGCAGCATAATCTTACCACCGTTGAGATTGCGTGACTCACGAACAATATCAGGTGAATACTTCAGCGGAAGCCACTCTTTAAGCAGCACCATATTGTCACTGGACATCTTCATCCTCCTCATTTAGCTCTGTAACCAACTGTGAGACAGTCATAAAACGCGAGATCGTCTCGTCATTTAGCTCATTGATCTGTAGATTCTTAAGAGCACGCTCAATGTGCGGTATACGCTCCTGGAGCGTTTGATTCTTCGTACTAGATTTTAGCTGTCTAACTTTGGTTAGTGCATTCTCACGTAGCTGTGTTAGACGTGCCGCAAACTTCTCTTCTTGACCGTTCTCAATACTAAAGATATAGTCCTGTATTAGTGCAGTCTGGTCATTATTAAGCTTATCAGAGTACTTCTGGTTGAACTTTTCATTCATCAGCTTGACTACAAGACTATCGACTTCTGGCGCAGGAGTTGTAAGGTCAATTCTCTCCTCGCTCTTCTGCATTAGAAGGTGCTGGACAACCTGACCTTCCAACATGACCATCTTAGTGAGATCAGATCTGTCTCCTTGTGACCACTCATTGAGAAGATTCTGTACTGTCGCATAGTACCTGTAGTCGGGTATTCTGCGTTGGTAGAACTCCTCATCACCTAAATTGTGATTGATCTCTCTGATCAAAATCGACTTCTCATGGTCAAGCTTCCTGTGATCTGCGCGGCGAGCTGCAGACTTCGCCTCAGAAAGCACAGCAGCAGCAACAGGTGTATCACTAACTGTTGATTTCACAAGCGCGTTAAAGAGTCGGTACTCCTTGTAGAGCTCTGTTGTCTTAGCGTAGTACTTCTCGATGATATCAAGCGCTCGCTGGGCTCTAGACTTGTCGTTCTCAACTATCGATGCTGACACTGAGCGCAGTAAGAGCTCATAGATAATTCCGACGTTCCGCTTCTTGTTGTGTTGGATATTCATTCGTCCTCCTCTGACGTATTGAGAGACGCAGAGTTCTGCTTATTAAATATATTCTTGCGTCGCATTGAACCCAAGACGCTGTGTATCTCAGACATTCTTGTGTCATTGAATGTGTAATCATCATCTGCCTCGACATCATCATCGAGCTCTTTCAAAACATCCTTGAAAGGATTAACTAGATCATTCTTGGCACCGAATGGGTGTGCAATTGAATCTGTCTGGTCTCGCTTGTCATGACTAACCATCGCTCCGTGGTCCGACATGCCGTGTAAATGACCTCGACGGCGGCGCTTCGCGTTATAGCGGTCGCGATCTGCTTTTGTCTTGCCTTCGAGGCGCTCACCGAGCAGCTTTCGACCGATTGCATCAACTGTACTTTGTGCCTTAATCGGTGCGCTCTCGTCATTGATGGAGAGCGTTGATAGATCAAAGTCAGGTTCTGCCAAGATTCCAAGACCTCGTCTATTATTGTCAGTCGAGGCCGTTTCAGGACCAGGAGCTGCAGGAGCGGGAGCAGTCTCAGGAGGCGCTCCTGCGGGTGGTTCGGCGCCAGGCTCTGGCGGTGTGGCGAGCGGCGAGGTAGGAATACCTGCGCCCATCGTCGACATGTCAGGAACAGTTGACTTATCTTCAGGTAGCTTAACGGCCTCGACGCGAAGCTCCATCTCTTTATCCTTGATGATGCCCTTGTCAATTGCTTCAATCTCTTCATCAGACATCTGGAAGACTTTCTTCCTCACCCAGCGCTTGTCAACAAGGTTAGGAATACCATTTGCTGAGGCAGCAATCTGGAACTTGGTATTATAAAGTTCAAGCTTCTGCTGCTGTGCGATCGTTGAAGGATTTGTTAGTTTAAGATCAAAATCAAGAAGATCCGGGCCATCGAAACCATTTGAGTGCAAATGAATGATAGCGATCTTGTTAAGTTCTGAGACTATTGTCCGCTGTATTCTAGCGATTGTCCTAGAAAAGCGAATGTCTTCTTGGGAAAGTGTTGCTTTTGCGCCCAGGCCTTCATCGTACCCCAGATAAGCTTTAGGAATCTTAAGTGCAGCAAAAAGCTTCTTTTGGATGTATTGAACATCTTCAATTGCTGCTGCATTAGTTCCACCTGCGATCGTTTCAATCTTGGTGCCTGACTGTCCGCCGCGAACTGGAATGAAGTAGTCTTCATCAACTGACATTGGGTTGTAACGCAGGTCAACTCGACCTGTCTGCTTATCGACAACTTGGCTCTTCTTAAGCTGTGCCTGTGCTTGCTCCATGTAGTTGGAGATGTCTTCGGGCGGAACGTTACCCACATCAATGTAAAAAGCACGACGATCAGGTGCACGGACAATGCGATACACAAGCATCGCATCCTCGACGAGGATCAGTTGGCGCCAGATTCGACGTGCTGCCTCGAGGACCGACGATCCGTATGGCAAAAATGCATCATTTCCTAAAATTCTAAAATGCGACACCTGCCAGTTCTCAAGGACTTGATTTCCCTGTGTCAGCCAGCGAAATCGAACTGCCATTGGGTCATCCTTGTCATATCCCTCTTCACGCTCAATTTCATTGACTGGAATTGGGTAGACATTGATGACGCCTTGATCAGGTGAAACGTCGTTAAAGAGGAAGAAGTCACCGTACTTGCACATATTGCGTGCCCAAGACGTCAAATTAAAGTTGACATTGAGCGTGTCGTAGAAGAGCTCGTTAAGCAGCTTGTGGATGACTGGATTTTCTGAGTGGATGTGGAGGACGTTACCCTTCTCATCGGGTGAGATCGTCTCCTCAGAGTAGATGTCAAGTGCTGATGCGATCTCTGGTGTGTACTCCATCTCCTGAAAGTCGGAGTACCTTGCCATACGGTCATAGGAGCCGTATGCACTCATCGCCGAGCTGTAGACGTAGCTCTGTGCCTTCCTAAATTGCTCAAATGCTGATGTTGTCTTTGTAGTCGGTGTATATTCTCTAACTCGTCTCTTGATGACTGGACCACTTCTAAATAGCTTAGTGAGCCTATTAAAGAGGTTACTATCTTGCGCCATTTGTTCTCCTAGTTCTTGTAGACCCACGCGAACTCAGGAGGAATCCCCATCGGCCGCGAGTAACCACGTAGCACGCGATCTCGGTTTGTCTCTTGTTGGTGCTTGTTCGATAATACATCGTTTGACGCACCATTAAATTGCTTGCTCTTAATACCCATTGCAGAAAGCATAGCCTGATTTAGCTTATCTGAGTCTTTGCTGTAGTCAGATGATGCATCATAAAGCCACGTTCCAATAGCAAGCGACAAGATAAGGTCATCATTTTCACCTTTCATGGCCTGCGCTTTATTCTCATTCCAGACAAATGTCTTTAGCTCTTCATAAAAACGAGACGAATAGATTAATAGCTGCTTATTTCTAATAACCTCTTCTAGCTTAGTCAATATTTGTGTACGTGATTTTCCGCTGGTCGTAAAACCTGCAAGCTCTGTCTCAGCAGGAGGAACATAGTCGCCAATGTAGACCGACTTGTTCTTATTGTAGTACATCTTTGGATAGCCTAGATCTTTAAGCTTGACTATTGTTGCATATCCAAATGAGTTATTCTCTGGGCACATCAGTGCTTTGTTATACAACAAGCCATACTCATTTAAGAGCTCGCCAAACTTATCTGGCGCAATCTTCCCCTTGTACTCAGCAACTACTTCCCCTTCAGTTCCATCGATAACATGAAATGTTGAGTAGTCTTTACCGTCTCCTCTTGCAACGTCAGCTGAAATGATGTACTTATGCTCTGTGAGTGCATGTTTCCAAATCCAGACATTTCTATCTGGGCCTCCGCGATCGATCGGTGGGCGTATAATATTGCTAATCCATTTGATGTCATCGTCATTGAGGAACGTCTCGCCTGATGCAGCAAAGTCGCACAGGTATTCTTGTGCGATCTCTTTGGATGACAGATTTCTCGTTTCCTTCTCGAACCACTCTTGATTACGTTCTGGGTGCACATCCCAGTTCAAACGGATGGCTTTAAATTCGTTCAGACCTGATTCGGCCTCAGTGAAAAGCTTGTAATACTGTCCACCAACGCCGTTAGGTGTTGAAAGAACAATAGCACGTCCACCTGTTGAGATTGTAGGGTACAAACCTGTCCACAGCTCATCAAAGTTTCTAACGAATGCAGCCTCATCAATGATGAGCAGTGACAGCGACTCAGAACGTCCTGCGTCTTCTGAGGTGGGTACTGCCTTAATTGAAGAACCGTGACTAAATTCGATCATCTGCCGATTGTTTAGCGTAATCTGCGGTAACACCATCCAGGGTGGAAGGTTGCTTACCATAGTCTTCACTTTCTTAATGAAGTTCTGGGCAACACCGAGCTTAGTTGCAATGATCAGGATGTTCTTGTCTTTCTGGAAAAGTGCAAGCCAGACAGAATATGCAGCAACAAGCGTTGATAGACCAAGCTGACGACTTTTAACAATGACTGTGAATCGATTCTCTATAAAGTCATCTACGCACTGGTCTTGGAAAGGAAACGTCTTAAACGGTATCGTTCCTTTAGTCGGATGCTGAATCTTGACATAGTTGTTGAAAAAATATGATGGGTCTTTACCACATCTTATTATCTCAGAAACTTGTCTTGATTTGTTGCTGGTATTCATACATCAATTTCATACGTCGTATTGAATCTATAGTAGGCAACTTTGCGAGGATTATAAGGTGACATGCTGATTAGCTCGATGCCATTATCAGTTGTCTTCTTGGTAGCTTTTAAAGCCTTGCCCTCAATCTTCTTAAATTCGCTAATAACATTATCAATTGACTTCTTTGTGAGCTGGACTGCTGCACGCTCTAGTTCCTTACTCTGCTCACGCATTGACTGCTCAGAAGCAAAATGAACGAGCGTAGTGTACTTAACAATTAGAGAGTTTCCTTGAAGGACCATCTTAATTGAGACAGTTGGTGCAGTCGTAGTTGAACTCTTACCAAATGTAGTGTCAATGAGCTGCCCGAGTGTATTTACTTGTTGCATTGAAAGCATGAGACTAACCTCTCTTTATATCTATCCCGTTAAGTATGTGTGATCTTCTACGAAGAATTTCATTATCAATTTCTTGTCTATGAGGGCGCCAACCATTTAACCACGCAGTTCTATTGGTCTCGGCCCATGTCATGCCGCAATCTTTGCAGCATTCAAGAAGATTAAAGTACAAGTCATCGTCTTTTGACGACATGGCAGATTCACAAACTGGACAGAAGAGTGGTGTAGATTCATGAGTATCTAACACTTGCACCTCCATCAATCCAATTGATCTCAACAAAGTTATCAACTGCATCCTTGATCGCATCTACGTGTGAGATGATGAGGATCTGGCTGAAGTGCTTCTTCAAGGACCGCAGGAGGCGTGAACATGCTTCAAGATTAGTATCATCAAGAGCACCGAACCCTTCATCAATGATAAAGATATTAGACTTGGGTAAAGATGACATATTGATGAGAGCAACTCTTGTCGCAATTGCAGAGATCATCTTTTCCATTCCTGATCCTAGCTCAATTATCCGTCGCTTATCACCGTAGTTAATGTAAACTTCAAGTGAGTTCGACTCCTCATCCACCTCAAGCTCGACTGTGAAATTGCAGACACCGAGCAGAATATTCTGGATCTCGGCATTGACAAGAGGAAGCAGCTTAGAGATTAGGCGAGATGGGAGACCCTTCTTTGACATGGCGACGTTGAACAACTCAAAGATCTCGAGGTCAGCAAGATCTTTCTCAAGCGTCTCCTTCTCACTTTGAAGTGTTGTGATCGATGTCTCATGAGCACCGACGTTCTTTGCATTTGTGAGCTGCAATTTACGTGTCTTCTCAAGCTCTTCTTCTACTTCCTTGATACTGTCATAGACACCGCAC